TTTGTAATCTCCAAAACCAAATTCTGCTGTGTTGTCTGTTGTTGTTGTTTGTGTTAATACTTTAAATTTCATTTTATTTAGTTTTATTTGTTAAACTTGGTACAAATATAAGTAAGTTTTTAACATCTACAAACTTTTTTACATTTATTTTTAACCTAGCAAATGAAAGTTTTTTGGTTTTTTGTGTGTTTTAGTTACTAACATTTCGTTGATTTTTCGTTAGTTTTGACGTAAACTATAAAAAAAGGAGCTGAATCCCCTTTAAAAAAAGGTATTTCTTTTAAAGTATTCAACTCCCTTTTCAACTAAACAACGTACTATTTAACAAATATGGAGCAATATTATATAATTATTTTGAATATTGTTTCTTTTTTATGAGTTTTTTGTGCACTCTTTGCATTATAAGCAAATAATTCTTCTTTTATATTATAACCATCCCATCCGTTTGTTTCCTGTAAATCAATCCTTACATCATGCCTTCCATCATCTGTAAAACAATAGATATTCTGAGCGGCTGTTCCACTTAAATTTAAAGCATTTTCACTGTACGCATTACTCCCAACAAGACTGGCACTCCTTGCAATATTATCTCTAATCATTGTTTCATGTAAATGACCGCAAATAATAAAATCAATTATAACTCCTTTTGCACTATATTTACTTATTACTTTTCCAACTTGATTTGAATCCATTCTTCCTAATTGATGGCCGTGGATTACCAACATATTTTTTCCATTAATCTCAACAACTAATTCAAGAGCATCTCCTCTCAAGAAATTAATATCTGGTAAAAGCAACCTCAACATTTCAAATATTGTAAAATCATAGTTATCAGAAGCAACCATATCAACCCATCCAAGTTCAAAATTTACTCTTGATTCATTTCCAGTAACACAACAAACCTGAACTTCTGCAATTTCGTTAATATCCAATATAAAATGTTTTAATAAATGAACTCCTAAAAAGGTTGCTTTTGCTCTATTAGTAGCCATTGATAATTTTTCATCAAGGCGTCGGTCGCTGTTAATGAGGTCGCCAGTTATACAAATCAATACTTTATTTGCTTTGTGGAATTTAACATATTCTTTAACTTTATAAGCGTATTTTTGTAGTCTTTTTGATGCAATATCAAAATCATATTTATTGGACTCTAACTCTACAAGTTCATTAAAATGAGTATCTGCAATTTGAACAACTATAGCAGCTTCAGTGTTATGTTTCTTTTTACTCAGTTTGGTCTTTAAACTCTCTCTCTTTAATAGTTTTATGATTTCGGTATTATACTCTATAAGAGCGTTTTCTTGTCTTGTTCCCTCTCTAAATGATTTTCTTTCTATTCTGTTTAAATCCTGGAACTTTTGTTTCTGTTTTGCAAGTCTAATATTATATTCAACAATATCTTTATCTGCAATTAAATAATGAACAACCTCTCTTATCTTTTTTCTCAGTGTATCTACTGAAACATCCAGTTTGTATTTATCTATAAGGAAACTGGATATCTCAATATAATTTTTCCCATTGTCAAAAAGCTCTAATATCTCATCCTTATAATTTAGATATTTGCTCTTCATTTATTTACTTCTTTTTATTCATATCTGCAAATCCCTGTCCAAGAATAAGAGCTCCAATACTCATAAGAATATTGTTTACTTCATCTGGATTCAAATTAAAAGTATCGGCAAAAATGGTTGTAAGTACCCCTATAACCATATACCAGAATTTACGAGAATTACCCATTCCCCTTAAAATTATTGTTTGTAACCAATTTTTTAACATTTTGTAAAATTTTAATTATAAGAAAGTATTTCAGCTCTTTCTATTAGCTGTTTTCAGTAAATCCAGAGCCTGGGATTAGTACGTTCTTCATCAATGTCTATATGGCAGAAATTGCCTTTTTCTTTTCCCCCAGCTATTCCAACTCTAAATGGTAATCCTAATTCATGAACTAATTGTAAAGCATGGCCTACAAAAAGAGCTCTCTTTACACTATCTGAAATTGCAATATCAGCAGCCAATCCTTTTAAATGTGGAGATTGTCCTTTTTTAGCTGTTTTATATCCTCTATCTCTTAAGGATTGTTGATAGGCTGCTGTTCTAAAACCACTATTAACTCTAAATGGAAAATTACATCTTGATCTTAATTCATCAATAAAATCCAAGAATAAAGGACTCATATTTTTTCCAGATCCTTTTTCATCTGGAGAATCAAACTCAGATATTTTAAAATATCTCATATTGTAAAATTATAAAAAATTATATAATAAAACATTGATTGATTGAAAGTTATTAACTTTATGTTGTTTACTTCTTGGATAATTTATAAAATTTATAGATAGTGAAAAGTATAGCTAATGTCAGTGAAATAAGGGTAAGTATGTTATTACATTCAGTTAGCATAGTTGCGGAAGCTCCTCCGTTTGCTAATAAAACTTGAGTTGTATCTTTCATTTTTGTTTTTAATTTTGTGTTAATGTAACTTTTCCCCCATATATTCTGTTGGAGGTAGCCGTTACTTTTACTAATATTAATAAATAATTTGTTGATGATGATGCAACAGGAGAAGATAATTCAATTAATGCTCCATCAGTTGTTCCTGTTCCAATTGCACTTCCTATTCCATTTGCGTTTACATTACATTCATAAACCTCCACTACCTTTGAAGTATTAGAGCCAAAAACAGCTGCATGAGTAGCAGATGTTCCATAGGGAATGTTTACTGTTGCAACCATTTCTTGAGCAGCATCTCCCACTTGTAATCCTGAATTTGCTGAATCTTTAAACTCTAATGCTTCATATGCTCCATCTTCATTAATCATAAAATCTCTTGGAAGAACTTTTACATAAGTTGGATCAACTCCTGTGATTTCATAATGTCCTAATTCATCAAGAGTTATTGGTCCAATAGAATCAGCCGTTACTGGCATTCCTCCTATTGTTCCTTCTGTTTTTCTTTGATATTGAAGATACAGATTTTCTTTGTTTATTTCAACTCTATCTCTTCTCTGTATTGGAAAAGATAATGCAACTGAATCAACAGTAATAGCAGTTGAAGCGGCTGCAGTATCAGCTCCAACAGTAAATTCTTGGCCTACAATTGTAAATTTATCTCCATCTTTTAAAGCTATGCTGGTTGAAGTAACAGCTATTGAAGTAATAGTAGCTCCATCATCATAATCAGCTGTTAAAAGCCCTATAGCAAAAGAATTACTAATTTCTTCTTTATTTAATTGAGTTATATTATTTACTCTTTTTATCATGGATTCGTTTTTATTGTAGATGTTCCAATTGTTGTTGTTGGTACATTATAATTAATTTCAACCATGTTTAGATTCCATTCATCCATTGATAAATTAAATGTTCCTCTCATTAAAATAAATTCTTTTCCATTTACATCTTCAAGTTTTGATAATGGATTCATAAACTTTAATTTTGTAGAGCCTGAATAATATTTATCATTTACTGCCAAAGCACTTGTTCCACTGGATGTTAGTATAGATTCACTTTGGTTGTATAATATATTTTTACTTAATAAAATAAGTAAATTCTGATCATAAGTTAATGTTGAATAATCATAAGAAGATGTTCCTCCATTCCAAACATAAATTCCCTGTGCCCATTTACCATCAGAATCCACAAAAATCCAAGCTGAGCCAGTATATATTTGGATTGTACTAAAAGTATTAGCTCCAGTTCCATCTCCATATTTTAATTCTCCAATATCATATACATAAGAATCCGTATTATTTGATTGAGTTAATTCTGTTGAAGATGAGGCTGTTCCAAATGTAGAACTTCCAGAAGCTATTGGAGTAAACTCGCTTAAATATTGAGGAGTTAAATTTAAGTCTATTGTATCTGTATAATTAAAAGCGTATTTTGTAGGTACTTTCTTTACTGCAAAAACTGTTCCATCTGCATTAAGGCCTCCAGTAGATGGAGAGGATGTTGTTATTCTTCCATGAGAATATAAAGCTGTTTCTCCTTGAGATTCCACTTGATTTGTATCAGTAGGATCAAATCCTGTAAAAGTGTAAAATTGAAAATCCCATTCTCCATCAAAAGCTGAATCTGTTGGAATTAAATTTGAAGTTCTGTTTGTTATGGTGTTAGTAGTTGAATTAAATACCTCTAAAGTTACTGGAGCTGTAGTTCCTGTATTAGCAGGAATCCACATATATTCCCTAATATATTCTTGATTATTAGAAAGAGGGTATTGCCCAACTGCACTCATCCATCTTAATTCAGCAACTGTTCCTGTATATTTAAACAAAGTCATATTATCAGCATCTCCCCAATCTGATGTTGATGGTTTTGCTCTTATAGTCCAAAGAGTTTCCATTTTTATATCTACATCCGCTGTGTTACTAAAATCACAATAAATTTTACAAACAAATCCCTCTAATTCTTTTGCATTAGTTAATTGCATTGTTTGTTCTAATCCATTTAAGTTTGCGGTTTGTTTATATTCTACATAAGCTCCAGAAGTTGGCCAAGTTGTTGGAGTTATACTTCCTGTATTTTCAGTTAAAAATAACGGAAAACCATTAAAAAGATTGTTTCCAGCATTTTCGCTATATGTTCCAGTTGTTTTTTTAATAGCAGGTAATCCTTGATAATTTCCTCCTGATAATTTTTGTAACCCCTCTCCAACATTAGTTGCATTTTCAAAAATCATTTTATACAATGAGTAATTTGTATTTCCTAAATAATTGTTATCTGCTTTTGTTCCTCCTGTGTGAAAATATTCTCTTGTGGGAATGTTTATTGGAGTTGTATATGGAGATACCCCACTTTCATCAGTGTTATATTCATTTAACTGTATAAAATGGAATGTATTATTCCAGTAAACTAATCTCATTCCAAAATTAATGCAAAAATCTTTTAGTACATCATAACAATTAGGAACATTCATATAGCCGTTTTCATCCTGAGTATAAAAAGGCCTCATAGATAATTTCATGTTTGCTAATGGGTCTGTTCCAGCTGCAGGAGTCATATCTTCATACCACCAATTAAAAGCCGTTTGAATAGTATAATTTTCTAATTTTGGAGAGCCTGTATCAGCATCATCAGATTCTAATAATTGGCCTACATTATCCAACAAACGAATTATCCATGAACTTGAGTTTCCAATTATTTGTTGGAATCCAGCATTATCCCAAGTATCTTCCCTAACATAAGGATAAGTTGGAGCTGCAGGAGTTGGCTCTGTTGAAATTTCTCTTAAAAAAGGTATTTCTTTTAAAGTAGCAATACCATCAATTGCTGTTAATGTACTTTCATAAGGATATGAAACATCCTGCCTTGTTTCTAAATCCATTATTAAATAACCACTCCAAATAAAACTTCCAGTTGTTCCAATTCTTATTGTAATCCAAACATCTTTTTCTTGTTTATTTGTTCTTATCTCATTTATAAAAATTTGTTGAGTATCATTTTCAACCATAACAGGAAAAGATAAAGTGGAAGTAAGTATTGGAGAATTTTTATCATCCACTTTTTCAGATTCATAACCAATCTGTGCACCGCTTGGCCCTAAAGTCCACTCATGAGAAGCCCCTGTTCCATCCCACCAAATCGTCGCTGTATATGTTGTTCCGTTAGAACTTTTTATTGTTGAGGTTGCATATTCATTTAATGCATAACTTGCTCTAGCCATTATACTGTTCTATTTCTGTTAAATTTTGTTCTCTCATTACTTAAATAAATGTCATTTCCAACTAATCTTCCCTCTACTATTATATTTTGATTTCCTGTTCCCATCATTGATTTAAGTTTGTCTAAAGGTGCCACTACCTCTGGATTTGAAGCTGCTCCTGGATATTCTCCAATAAGAGCTGTTGTAGGTCCTGTTACAATCCCACCTTCTTTTAACCCTAAAACATCTGCTTTTGCCATTGAAAATGCTGTTGCAATATCACCAGCCACGCCAGGACCACCAATTAAAAATTTTATAGCGGTAATAACAGCTAATTGGATAAGGAGTTGTTTAATAGCATCTTTTAAATTTTCCATAAATGAACTAAAAAAACTTTCTTGACTATTAGCAGCATTCATAGCAGCGCTAAACATTATATCTTCAAATAAATCTAATGTTGCATTAAATTGTTTTTGTGCTTCTATTAATCTAAAAAGTTCAACTGAAAATTTGCTTGCACCTGCCGTAACTAATGGGAATTTTTTTGCATATTCTTCCATTCCCTTAATTATCGGATCTAATTCTCTTGAATATTCTACTGTTGCAGCTGCTAAATCTTCTGTTGGTGTTATATTATCACTCATTAAATTTCCAGCAGATGCTAATTTTGCCATATATTCTTCAAAACCCTCTGGAGCGTTAAGAGTTAATTCTTTTGCAACATCTTCATATTTTGCTAATTCTTCCGTAAGGGCTTCAATATACTTTTTAGATCTTTCTTTTCCATGTTCTTTTGTAACTTCGTCAAAAGATTTTAATCCAAAAATTTGAGCTTTAATAGCTCTGTCCGCTTCAGCAAATTGTTGGAAAAAGTCCATATCATCCCAAGCTGCCCCCATATCAAATGTAGCCTTAGTTAATTCTTTAAATGTTTCAGTAATTAATTCTTGAGTTCCAGCCACCTTAGCTTGATGCATCATGGCTGCGGTATGCTTGTCAATAGCATTAGTAACATTAACCTCAGCAATATTTTGTAAATTTAAAGTTTCATTTAATCCAACAAGTTTATTATTCAGAACAGTTATTGCTTTTTTTCTTGAATTATCAGAAAGAGTTTTATCTCTTGCAATTGCTAAATTACTTTTCAATAATCTTTCTTCTTCTTTTGCTTGTACTTGTGCATTTACATTTAAATCAAATAGAGATTGAGAAGCTTTTTCAGCTCCATCAACTGCTGTTGTATAATCATATATAGCTTTAGCAGCTATAACTATAGCAGCAGCTGCAAGAAGCCAAGGATTAGCCACTATCATTTTTCCTAATTTTCCAACTAAAGGAATTAAAGCTCCAATTCCAATAGAAAGTTTTCCTATAATTACAAGAACTGGCCCTATTGCAGCTAAAATTAATCCCCATTTAACAATGCTATCTTTTGTAGCATTACTCATTCCATCTAATTTCTGAATCATTTTAATTGCCCAATCTACAAACTGTTTTACAAAAGGCATTAATTTCTTTCCAAGCTCTTCCCCTAAATCTCCTAATTGATTTTTCATTTGAATTAAAGGACCAGCACCAACTAAGGCAGCTGCCTCAGCTTGTCCATCAAATTTATCTGTTAAAGCTTCTGTTAATACAACAGCTCTCTCTTGTTGTCCAGTAACTCCTTTTAAACCAGTATCAAAATAACGAGCTAAAGCGTCTGTTGTTGTAGAAACACTTTTAGAAACTAAAGAAGTTGCTGCTGTTAAATCCATCCCAAGAGCTGTAGCCATGTTTTGAATTTGTGGCATCAACATTACAATCTGCTCTTCTGTTAATCCTAAGGAAGCTAACAATGCTTGAGATTCTATTGTAGCTTCATCTCCATATAAAGTTGTTTTTTGTAATTCCTTAGCTTGTTCAATTAATCTTTTTTGAATATCCTCCCTTCCTTTTAATGCAGTGAGTAGTTTTGTTTCGGCCTTTGCTTGTTCATCAAAAGCCTTAATAGAAGCAGCTCCCAAAGCTAAAATAGGAAGAGTTAATCCCACTGTCAATGATTTCCCAGCTTTAGCTACACTTTTCCCAAACTTTTTAAGTTTCTTGGACGCTTTTTTCATTGCTCTATCAAACGCTGTTAAATCAGCAGCAAATTTGAAATTTAAAAAACCAATTGCTTTACTTGCCATGTTCTATTCTTTTTTTATATAACTCTGCTTTATTTTTCAAATCTTCAAAATCTATTTTAGTTGTATCTTTTTCCCAATCAAATTTAAGTAAATCAGTTGGTTTAATACTTTTATTTTTAGGAAGCTGAATGTTTAATAATAAACAGGTGCTCCATCTTGTACGCTCCCAATCACTCCTTTGCCTCATGTTTTCTAACTCATGGAATCCATCCACTTTATTCCAAAATTCTCTTGGCAACATATCATAAAAATCATCAACATTCATTCCCAATTGCCCGAATGCTATCTGTTCCAGTTTTGGCCAAGTTAGCTCTATTTCTTGGCTCTCTTGGCCTTCGGCTTTTTTTCGTTTCCATCTCCCATTGCTCTTGCAAGTATCTCAAAAGCTTTTTCCATACAATCCATGTTTCCATCAAACATATCAGTTACATCATCTAAAGAGTAATTAAATGGTTGTTTTGATGCTCTGTAACCATCTTCTATTCCACAATATATTAAACTAAAAGCATCATTAAAAGTTAATTGTCCTGATGCTAATTTGTTTAAATCATTCATTGTTGCTCCAGTCATTAAACTGTACTTCCTAAGAGCATTAAATCCAAAGCGAACTGCCATTTTATGTTCTCCAATTTCTAAAATTTCATATTTCATTTTTCTAAGTTTTTGTCTTTTCTGATATTAAAAGAAACCAACCCCCGCACTCAGAAAAGAAAACGCAAGGGCTGGCTCTAAACTAATTATTACGGAGTTGTATCAATCGTTTGAACTAAAGGTCCAGATCCTTGAAAACTAACTGTAAAAGTAGCTGTATCTTCTGTGGCGGCTGTAATGCTAGCTGATGTAACCCAAGCTGTTCCAACGTATTTTGTCCA